AAAGTGCAACAGAGATAGAATTAATGTAGTAGTTAGACCCGACCACACGGCACGACTAACCACCGTATATTACAAAACCGCATACGGGCAAGTGTATAACATCACACAGGAGGATATAAAATGATAAAAGAGCATGTTGCAAAGTTGTTCGATGAACAATATATAGAAAAATCGGTAATCCAAGAATTCCCCTATCTGGGATATATTGGAGGTACACCGTGTTTTGTACGCTGGAGCAATAATATAATTGTCATTACACCTTTCTACCCAGTCGTTTACAACACGGTAGCGAGCATCATCATAGAGCGCAAGAAGGAGTTGAGCGAAGATATGACACAGGAAAACAACGGAGAAAGAATAATATTATATGGATAAAGAGATACTGAAAGAAATCGAGCGTATAACAAGTGTCATGGAGGTAATGATTAAGCAGCCACTTTCAACACTTATGCTTGTATGCATTGACGAGATAGCAAAACATATTATTAATATTGAAAATGTAGTGAAACATGATAACAAAGAACGATTTAAAGAGACTGTTTGACCGAGGAACGGCACAGGAGCGGTTAAATGACATCACAGGGAATATCGGAGGAGAGTCAGCAGTATTGTTCATCACCGACAATTTCGCCTACTTCAAGGCAAAGGACGGAGGGAACTATAATGTAATATCCAAAATGTTGGATTTAAAAGTCGATATGATTAACCCGAGTACCAAGCGAGTAATAACCGACAATATTGTTACTCTATACAGGTGAAAGCGCAGCCGTTGAGGATAGAAACTATTTCGGAGCGACACCGACAACGGCACAAGTATTAATTTAAACTCAAAAGATATGAAAATCAAAATCAGAAACAGGCAATTTATAGACCGATACACGTGCGTAGACACGTGGAGTGAGCACTTTGTTGACAACCGTACAACAGAGTGTGGGGGCATGACACAATTCTATAAAGGCGGTTACACCTTTATAGCAGTCGCAAAAGAAGATTATGTTGTTTTAAACTGAAGAATATGAAACTATTAGAAGAAAAGAACAAAGGGTATTGGAAAACCCGAGACGAGCACATCAAACACTTTGTCTTGTGGGTAGCAGCGTTCAGGCGCATGGAGCGAGAGAACGACAGAAAAGGATATACAGAATTATCCAACCAGTGCCGAGCTTATGCCGAGGACGCTAAGAAAGAATTAAAGAGAGTATTAACAGGTAATATTTAGGAACATGAAATACAAAGTAACAATCACTGAATATCTGCAAAAGGAAATAATTGTAGATGCAGACAACGTGCAAGAAGCAATAGACACCGTAGAGGACAACTATTACTCTAAGCACCCCGAGGAGAAGTATATACTTACATCGGACGACTATATAACAACAGATTTTAATGCAGATAAATATGAAGATTAAATTATTATCATTCGTCCTATTGTGTGCGATATGCGCACAGGGGCAGACAACAAGAAAGGGCAACACCTTTGCGCAGACAAAGCGAGCAGCCGTGAGAGATACGCTTGTTACTAATTACAAGTACGAGAGTAACGGCAAGACCTATCCAATAGTAGTCAACAGGAAAACAGGAACTTGCTACATTTGGAAAGTCAGCAAGAACGGCAAAGGCTACCGCCAATATATGAACAAGGAGATTAAAGAAACAATTAATAAAGAACTTAAATTGAAGAAATCATGACATTACAGGAATTGTTCAGCGATGCAATTATGCACACGGAGATTATCAGAAAAGGCGAGAGCAAATACGAGGGACATTACGTATTTCTCACAAAGGTAAACGAGGGTATAGAGTATTATTACCAAGTCGCAATCACAGACGCACAGGGAGGGCACATAATGCAATCCGCAGACGTGTACGATAAGTTAGAAGATGCCGAAGCCGAGTACAGAGAACATCTAAAACGAGAAAAGGAAGAACCGCTTACAGATGAAGAAAGCAGACGTTGAAAAAAATAACCAGTTAATCCACTGTTGGAACGACATCCGACAGTGGGTTTTAGAAAACTGCAAAGGTGATACAGGAGAGTACACGATACCGACCGAACACGGCAAAGCCTTTTTAGACCTTAATCAAGGTGATGCCACGATAGATTATCGAGACGAGAGAGGGAACTATTCCGTGTACAGGATTTATTTTACACAAGGGTTGAAAAAATCCACACTGAAATACAACATTAGGAAGATACAACTCCCATTCTACCTAATTGAGCAGCTTGTCAAGCACTGGAGCGAGATTAAAGATAAAATCTTAACCGCAAAAATAGAGAGATTAAACATTTTCAACTTTAAAGCATAACATCATGAATGACTTAAAATCATATATTGAAATGCTGATTAAGCAGCAGAGCGAGAAAGATGCAGAGTTCAAGGCTTTACTATCAAAGCCGAACAAATCAATAGAGGAATGTGCCAAGTTTTTAGAGAGCGAAGCATACAAGGAAGCCGAGAAGCAGAAAGGCTCATGCCGTTGTGTTGGTTGGAGTGATGCTACAATGACCGGACAAATCATTCACTATTACCAAGAGGACAGTATCAAGGCACAGGAACTACCGAGCAACGTAACCACAACACCGCCAGTAACCAAGCCAAAGACCGAACCGACAAAGGTAATACAGATGCCTATACCGCCACGGAAGAAAGGCAGCAAGGCAAAGAAAGAGAGTAAGAACCCGAAGTGTCAAGAACTAAGTTTATTCTAATATGAAACCGCAGACCAAGATACAAAAAGAGGTAGAGGAATTATCCAAGAGATTAAGACCATTACCGCAATATCTGCTTGACAAGTTCTATCAAGCAACCGAGGAGTACAACCGCACAAGATATTATGCGGTGTTGGAGCAAGTGAAAGACTATTCAGTTGTAAGATATTTCAAGTATATCAAGCACAAGAGGATAGAGAATGTTTGTCAAGAATTCATGCAAGTCTATATGAGCGAGCACGGCAATGCAGTAAGGGCGAAGCAGCGTTTCTCTATGGGGCATTATTACGACACGTTCCTAACTGACAGTCCCATGAAGATAAGACAGAACAACAGAAACTACTGTTATAACAGGCTTACCGATATTGGTTACTCTAAACTCTTTGTCCGTTCCAAAAAAGCAAAGAGAGTAATCTGTAACTACAAAGAGAACCAGTACTACATGATAGGCAAAGGGTATCTATGGTTGACAGACGATATGAACGTAGACAAGTTCCCATTCTTAGAAACAATACTGAAACAGAAACCGAGGATAGCCGAACTTCTCTTGCTCAACCATATCAAAGACCAGGATATTGTAAAGCTCGCATGGAAACACGGATATTTGACCGAAGATTTAGATTACAATTTATGGTCTGACACCGTCTCTATGGCAAGACGTCTTAACTTAGACATCCATAACCCTATCTATGTTTGCCCACAGAACTTGCAGACCGCCCACAATCTGTATACTCGCAGACTTAACCGACAGAGAGCCGAAGAAGAGAGGAGAAGAGAGGAGATGAGAGCGATGAGCGACAAAAAGGCAAAGAAGCACTTCAATGAGTTCATCAAGAAATTCTTAAGCCTTATCATAACAGACGGAACGGTTACCATTCAGCCGTTGAAGTCAATAGAAGAGTTCAGAGCCGAGGGCAAGATGATGCACCACTGTGTGTTCGATATGGGTTACTATAAGAAGCCAGACTGTTTAATCCTGTCAGCACAGGTGAACGGCAAGCACATGGAAACAATAGAACTCAATCTAAAGAACTTCTCGATAGTGCAGTGTCGAGGGTTCATGAACGACCCGAGCGCATATCACAACGAGATAGTACAGCTTATGAACAAGAATATGTACAAAGTAAGACAACTGACAAAGAAAAGAAAGGAGGTAGCATAATGAGTTTTTGGTTTCCAAACAAGGACACGGACAAAATGACAAGGAGATGCAACCGCATGGCAAGAGACAGATTTATCGGAGATATACTGAAAGCAGCATTTTGGATTAGTCTTATGGCATTATCTATGTGCGACACAAAATAAATCACAATATTTTGCGTTATTACAATATATATAATCATTCAGCCCTCGACATCACGGATAAGTCAATTAATTATGAAGAAAATAGAATTTGTTGGAGGTATTGCGAACGAACTTGCAGAAGTAATCAATGAAAACAATATACATATTACCTGTATTGAAGGTAATGTATGTGAGATAGATGATGATAATTTTGTCAAATTGCAAGCAGTTTGTCCTGCCGCATTTGATGGCAATGATATAATAGTAGTAACAGAATAACTCCCCGAGCATGGAGGTTGAATAGAGAAAGAAGAAATTGAACGTTTATGACAACTCAACAAGGATGCCTAACAAGCATCCTTTTTTATTGCCCTAAATTGCGTGAACGGAAAAACGCATAAATCCATTTCTTAATTTTGCACCGTGAGTTGTAGCAGAACACACATACCGATTAGACATCATAAGCGAATGATTATATATAGTCCCTATCTGACGAGCTGCTACCTCCGAAGATAGGGACGCTTTTTATCCCAGTAAAAGATGAAAGAAGTAAGTTTAGACAAAGCAATCGAAGTCATTTGTAAAAGTACATTACTCGGACACGAGATTGATGTGTACGGTTCAGCTGATGAACCACTGTTCAAAGCAAAAGACGTTGCAGAGTGGATTGAACATTCAGACGTCTCAACCATGATGCGCAATGTGGATGATGACGAAAAGGTTACAAACAATGTTTGTACCCTTGGTGGGAGCCAATTAATGTGGTTTCTAACAGAGGACGGACTTTATGAAGTTCTCATGCAGTCTCGCAAGCCAATAGCGAAGCAGTTCAAAAAAGGAGTAAAAGAGATATTGAAGAAAATCCGAAAGACAGGAAGTTACTCATCACAAGTTCCACAGACCTTTGCCCAAGCTCTTATGCTCGCAGCAAAGCAACAGGAGAAGATAGAGCAGCAACAGAAACTACTTGCAGAACAAACTCCCAAGGCTGACTATTTCGACAATCTTGTCGAGCGCAACACGCTGACAAACTTCCGTGATACCGCCAAGCAGATAGGACTGAAACAGAACCAGTTTATAGAACTTCTTATTCGTGATAAGTTCATATACCGAGACAAGAAAGGGAAAATCAAACCTTACTCACAACACGCAAACGTCTTATTCAAGCTAAAAGACTGGGGGGACGAACACAAATCGGGATTACAGACGCTAATAACACCACAGGGGAAAGAAACATTCAGATTATTGTACAAGTAAAATAGAAGAAATAATTAAAGGACATAATCATGGAAGAAATTATCAAAGTTGAAGAGCGCAACAATACGCAAGTCGTAAATGCAAGAGAATTACATCAGTTTTTAATGGTAGGGAAAGACTTTTCAACATGGATAAAAAGCCGGATAGAAAAATACGGCTTCGTTGAAAATGAGGACTTTGAAGTTTTCCCCAATTTTGGGGAAAACCCTAACGGAGGTAGACCGACAAAGGAATATGCAATAACCCTTGATATGGCAAAGGAACTTGCAATGGTTGAAAATAACGAACAGGGACGCATCGCAAGGAAGTACTTCATTGAATGTGAAAAACGGTTGAAAGAAGCAAAAAAGCCAAAGAGCGCAACCGAATTGTTCTACCAGAGCGTTCTCGCCTTAAAAGAACAGGAGGAAAGGATGAACAAACTCGAAAACAGGTTGGATGCATGGGATAAAGAAAGGGAAGAGAACGGCAAACTACTCTTGTCCGTAAGTCTTTCTACTAATAAAGTCCCCGAAGTCAAACTTAGAGACAAAGTAAGACAGCTTGTCAACAGATACTCCGCCGCCACCAACACACGGCAATGTGAAGTATGGCACAAAATTTACGAAATACTTTATTACTCTTACGGAATATCAATCAATTCATACAAGCGTAAGACTAAGCAGAATAAGCTTGACATAGCGGAGGAAAACGGTTTCCTTGGTAAAATGTATGATGTTATATCCAATATGGCTAAAAGTATCTAACCGAATTTATATCGGAAGTTGCTAAGAATGAGCTGAATTTTAATTCCGTAGATTTTACGTATTTAAAATAAAGGGTGCAGTCAACCAACGCTACACCCTTTATTCTTACACCCAACATTACACATCACACCACCGCCCAAGCCTTTATTTATCCCCGACACGCAACATCTTGTGTAACGTTTCCTGTTAGCTTTTACATCTTCTTGAAAGCATCCTTAATCGTCTTGTCTCTCATCGTTGCATACCTGTTCGTTTGCAGCGTAGTCGTGTGCCCGAGAGCATGCTTAATCACGTCAGTACTTACACCCCTGTTGAGCATCGTAGAAGCAAAGGTACTCCGCCCCATGTGAGAATGAAGGGAGGGTTCACCAATCATTTGCCCGAGAGCCTTAAGGTACATATTATACTTTTGATTACTGATTACAGGCAACCGACCCTCATACCGAAGAGTAATCTCCACCGCCTTGTCGGTCAGATAAAGAGTGTAATCCGTGTTCGTCTTTGTTCTCTTGCCGTTCAACCGATAACTACCATCGTCTTCCCTCTCGCAGTCAGACAAGCGGAATTTCATCAAATCCGAGTAAGCCAACCCAGTATAACACTGGAAAAGAAACAAATCCCTGGTTCTCTGTAAATATCCGTCAGTCAAATCAAGCTGCTCAATTTTCTCAACCTGTTCAATGGTAAGACAGGCAATCTGACCGCCCTCCGCCTTGTCTATGTGTATTCTCTTGCTTTGGTACGGATTTTCACTCGCCAGCTCATCCGTAATTGCGTCATTGATGAAAATCTTCAGATATTTGTGGTACGATGCAATGGTACTCTGCATAAGACCCTTGCCACCGACCACACGTCTATGCAGCCACTCGTCAAAGGCACGGACGTTACTCTCCGTAATATCCGAGAAGTACATCATCTTCCCCCATTCCGAAAAAGCCTTGATGAATGACCTGTATCTGTTCCGAGTGTGCTCCGATACATTCCGTTGAGGTATTCTTGATTTGATGTAATCTATAAAGGTCATGGACGATGCTCTTGTATCAGTAACCCGGTTCAGCTTACCTAAATCCACGATACCGCTTTCCGCCATTTCTCCTATCATCTTGTGGCAGTCATTCACCAACTGTCTTAATCTGTTATTCAGCTCAACCGCATCAAGACGGAACTTCACGCAATCCGCCTTAATATCCCATTGTGTAGGCAATACCGATACACCAGTAGAGATAAATTTTTGTTTGCCACCATAGGCTACCCTAATATCAACCGACCCTTCTTTGTCTTTTGAAGCCGTATGCCTACGGTCAAAAACGAGCCTAATTTTCGCTATCTTCATAAGCTAATTGTTAAACATTGTTTTTAAATACGCTCCATTCACAGCCGTAACCATTTTCTAATCAATGGTTTACGGCAAAATTAAATACACATTTCCCGATTTTTTGTTTCGTGTATTTAATTCGTATTTATTTTGTGTCATATTTCATACACATTAGATACGTACAGATACACATCAGATACGTATTACATACACCCATACAATCTCTTTAACTTTACTTATTTACTTGATATTCAGCGTTTTACATTTTTAGTTATTGGTTATCAGATACAAAAAAGGGGAGCATTTAACTCCCCGAAAGTGATTCCGCAGGGAGTTGAACCCTATTAATGTTATCTCCTAAATATCAAGTACTTACAAAATCCTCCTTTCTTGCCTGTATTTAATTCGTATTTAATTTAAATAGTATATTTCCGCTGCAAAGGTAGTGTATTTTAATCTAAAATATTACACAAACATATCACATTTATACTTATTTAAGGTTCGGTTCCCAGTGTTAAACAGTTTAAATTACACTTGCATGATAGTTTATTTTACACTACCTTTGCAAACGAATCAAGTAAATGGGTACAAGGTTTAATTTGAATTTGCCTCCTTTCTGGCTTAAGCCAGACAACATAGAAACTCTCGGAAGTGCCCATTCACTTTCGGGAGTTTCGCTTTTATATCCAATATGGGCTACAACTTAATCAGAATATCAATCATAGAAGCGCAGAAGGCTCTAAGCGACAAGAAACGTTTAGACGCCTTCTGTTTTGCTATTAAGATTAAGTTGATGTTCCGCTCATCTGACCTTATTTACACTTCGCTCAACAAAGCAGCCGAAACTATGCATCTCAAAAAAGACAAGTTCAAAAGACTTGTTGCTGACGCTATCAAGTTTGGCTACGTGAGAAAGGATTGCAATAAGAATGGTGTAGTAAGATATATAGCAAGGAGATTATATTCAAACAGCGAGTATTCATATCTATTGCGCAAGGATGATTTGACAAACCTTTTCATGCCACAAATTAAATTCCTTGTCAAGCGTATTGTAGTTGAGAACAAGATAGCAGTTATCACTGATGTTTTCAATACCCACAATAAGGCAGAAAATGGAAAGACCGTAGACGAAATTCGGTCTGCCCGGAAAAGAGAAGGACGTATGCTGAAAACAGACTTCAATGAAGACCGTCTCGGCTGTTCGTATGCTACAATAATGACTTTGACTAAAGGAACGAGATACCAGGCAGTAAAGATTACTGGCAATCTTACCAAACGCAAGATAGTAAAGAAAATAGTCCGCACTATCACTTTAAGCAAAAACCCGAAAGACATTACTCGAACCCAAAGCTACCGATGCGCTGACGGCTCTCTTGTTATAGAAAGCGCACGCACAAGAAGAGCTTTTATTAAAAAGAGCAATGTTTATCTGATGAAGGATAGTCGTATTAAGGCTCCATCTTACCATGAAAAGGCAGTGGAGACAAAATAATACTAACTAAGGTTCAGGCAGGGATTGTAAGGGGAGGTAGGAGGTTTATTAACTTAGATAATTAACTTAATGTTTAACTAAAAGAAAGAGAGAATAAGAGAATGATAGAGTCCTTAGATAATTTTGCCCGATTTTCAGATTTTTGCGCAAAAAATCAGCTCGAAAATTCCGCGCGTGATTTATTCTCGTGCGCATACGTCATGGGTGAGCACCCGTCTTTTGGCGAGTTCAAGAAATATTGCAGACTGCATCTGAGATTAAGCGTAAGGGAGCACAAGGAGTATATTATCGCCCTTTGGAACGACATGGAAGATTGTAGGTGGCTAAAGAAAAACGGCAAGCCGGCAAAGGACTGGAGAACGCTTGTAAATGTACACAATGGCATCTTGCTACGCAAATACAATATCCAGCGTAAGGAGAGAAAAGACCCCAATACATACATGCCGTATTTCGGTCTTGAAACAGCCGAAGAGGAATATCCCGAAAACGGCAGACACTACGTATGCTATACAGATGGGAGCTGCGACAATGTAAAATCCAAGGCAGGAGGTTCAGCCTATATAATCATCAAAGATGGCGAAATAGTCAAGATGAAGAGCCATGGCTCACCAAGCACCACAAATAACCGCATGGAACTGCTTGCAATCATCAGTGCAGTAAATTCATGCCCCGACAATGCCTGTGTAGACGTTTACACGGATAGCAAATATTGCATTTACGTATTATCCAAGAAAACCGCACCGCAGATTAACAAAGACCTCTACGAACTATTCAAGAAGTGTTCCGCCCACGTTGAAGGTGTGCGCTTCCACTGGGTCAAAGGACACAATGGAGACAAGTACAACGAAATGGCGGATGATATGGCATACGGAGCATACTGCGATATATGCGATGAATACCACTTCAAGAAAATGACACGGCATTAAATATTTTATCCATATCTCTATTTATCGCTACCACTTACAGCCTCTTTATATATGGCTTTTTCTCTCCCCTTAGCAATATCAAAGTAATACATTTTCCCGTCTTGAATAACATAGACACCTCCAGTCCAATTGTCATACATTATAGAACCAACTTTATCCAGTAGGTAAAACCGTTTATTCAATGCGTTCAGATATTCAACATAAACATACGCACCAAACATCAACAAAAAACAAACGGTGCAAGCCTTATAAAATATGTTATTCATTTTCTTAATCCAATAAATTATTATATTTAAATACGACAATACAGAATAAGCCAAAGTCGCCCACCCAAACGCTACCCATATAGTTATATTAAACTTTGCAGAGACAACAACAAAGGCAAACATAATAGCTGTAAATACAAACAGCGATTTATATTGCCTATTCAATAAACCTATACCCAATAAGCAAGCGGTACACCCTATACTGCATATTATAGAATAGGTTTCATTCTCAAAAAACAGGGAAGCAACTTCTCCTATGATTAGCAATGGCAATAAGAAAACATACGAAATAACAGCTAAAATGCCAATATTGTTCTTCATAATCATTACGAAAGAGAGTCTACAGCAATAGTATCTGTCTCATACTCATCTTCATAATTGCCATTGTTTATGCATATCTGCTTCAAATTCTCATACATCACATCATTTATGCACTCGTTGCAGCTCTTATTAAGCATAGCTTTTGTTAGCTCATTCAAAGGCACTCTGCGCAATGCCGAAGATTTCGTTATTTCAGAAGCAAGAACCCCGATTTTAAAGCAATTTCTATCAGCGTGCAGAGTTCCGTCTTCATCCAAATAAACATAATCACCAACTATTCCATTCTCAATTTTTTCCTTTTCCGTCATTTCCTTAGGCTTTTCTGAACATGCGACAAGCAATAAACAAAACCCCAGACAAAATAATAAACTTCTCATATTTCCCTTACAAATTTAATTAATTTATCTTCCCCATCTTCCTCCATCCGTTCTCCCGAATGAAGTCAGCTATTATAATCACTCCCAAAGCGAGCACAAACCACCTTGCAGGCATCAGCCAGCTCCCGAACCCGACTTCACGCTGAAAGTCGATACAGAAGCTCACAAGGTAATTATAGCTAATAAAAGCCCTGTGCATCCAGTTAAACTGAAAAGCAACGCTCACTACGAACCAAGCGAGAAACCCCGAGAACGAGTAGCTACATGCCACATAAGCCAGCTCAAAGTCATATCCTTTAACGAGCAATGCAACATGGACCGCAAAGAACAGCGTCCCCAACAACGGTAAAATACCGATAACGGCTCTTGCTATTCTCCAAATCAACGTACGCTCCAATTTCCCGAGAACAGTCTCATCTATCCTCTCAACCCAATTTTTCTTCATAAGCAGTAGTTTTTGTGTTTAAACAGATTACTGTTTATTCAGCATATCAATCAGCTTGTCAAGACGCTTGTTAAGCCTTGCTATCTCTTCGTCCTTTTCCTTGACTTGCGACATCAATAGCTTGTTCATCACTTCAAGACTCTTGTAATCCGTATTTACGTTCTGTGTAACGTTTGAAGAGTTATCTCCGTTAATATTGAAAGCACTGTCAAACGATTGCATAATCTCTTCGGCTGGAGGAGCAGAAAACATATCCCCAACACCATCGATGAGCCATTTCTCGTTGACACCGAACTCTTTGGTTATTCGATAGAGTGTACCCGGCGATATATTCAATCTACTGTCTTTAACCGTCTGTACGCAGAATGAGCCGCCCTGTTTAAAGCCAAGAGCTTTAGCCATAGCGTTTTTTGAAAGTCCCTTTATCTGACGAACTTTCTCCACTCTCTCCCTAATCTCATTCATTTTCTCCCTTCCGTAAGCCATCCTTTGTCCCTCCTAAATATAATAAGGTGTAAATCTAAACTTATGTATCAATTACTTTATATAGTTTAAATTCAACCGCATTAGTTAGTTTTTCCACTACTTTTATTTGGAAAGTAGTAGAATTTCCACTACCTTTGCATCAGTTAAATATAACACAATCCCACAGGAAAGTGTTACACAAGTTGAATAGTTTGCAAATATAGAAATAAATATGACAACAAGCAAGAAAAAAGAACTAAAACTTAGATATGGCGGAATAAAAATGCTGTCCGACATCTTCGGTGTCAGCACACAAACTGTTCGCAGGGCGATGAAGTACGAGTTTGATACGGCTCTTGCTGACCAAATGAGGCTGAAAGCCTGCACTCTTAATCTCGTTACCAATAACCGGATTAAATATAAGGAAGGGAAATGAAAGAATCAATAGATACTTTTATGGTTGAGAAAAGGGCGAAAGATGGCTTCATCAATGCAACTCAGCTTCTCGACAAATTGAATGAAAGCCGTGGGCAAAACTTAACAATTCGTGATTACTTGGAGTCCAAAGAGACAAGGGCTTTTATTTCAAGACTTGTCAACAATGAAGCCAGTAGATGGAGGAAGGGGATTGTCTATATGGTAACTTGTGGTAGAAACATATGGTTCCCTCAACAGATTTTTGTTCATTTAGCTGCGTTCTGGCTTAAACCTCCAATTGCGGTTAGGTGTATACCTCAAAAGTTAGCCAATCTTCCGATGAAAAAGATAGAGCACGATCCTTTCGAGTATAATTTACATGTATTATTCCCATTCTTAAAGAATTATCATGACACAAGACGAAGTACGGCAAATCATAGCCGAAGAATTAGATAAGCGTCTTCCCCTAATGAAGAAGTTTCTCACCACAGAGGAAAAAGCCCATCAGTTGGGCATCAAACCCGAAACGCTCCGGCGCAAGGCTCGAAAAGGCGAGATACCATGCGAGAAGAGCGGACTATCGGGGAAGGCGAGATACATATTCCCAGTATGACCTTAATTTTTCATATGATAAACGTTCTGTGTTGGTTCGCGAGAATAGATGCAGCCCTGTTTAAATGCTTTATAATTAAATTTTAGGTGTGCAGACAGCTAAAGACTGGCATCGGGGAGCGAGACCCGGCACACCACCAACTGAATGGACGGTGCAA